TAGAAAATCTGACAAGCCTCTCAAAGAAGCTCAAATGTGTCGGATGTTATGCAAAGATAACCGGACGTCGATTGACTCTTTACAGTGGACGGGCGAAACCGGAAAGGACGGCGGGAGAGTGGCACGAACTACAATCATTATTTCAAGACTTATCACAAGCACGGTTAAAATGATATATGCTCACCCCGTCCGTCTACAATTATCAATACTTGACGCTATATACGATTTCGGTGTTAAAGTCGGTACATGGGGCATTAAATGACTGCTATTATAGCATTATATTCATCTTTGTTTGTTGTGCTGATTGCCGGGTATATTGTATTAGTTGTCGGGAATAGACCAGATAAACCAGCTTAACTAACCTCCGTATGTTAAGTGCATATATATGCCCCCGCCCTCTGCGTAAGTACGGCGGGTTTCTAAGGATTAAAAGTTAGTTAAGACAAACAATATTAGCGTATCATATCGGGTATAAAATGAGACACAAAACCATTAATGTATCACATAAGGTATAAAATGGAAGAAGCAATAGAGTATAGATGCCCGACGTGCGGAGAAACTGCACATACTGTAATTGACGGTGCTGTCATAAGATGCCGGTGCGGTGCGGGTATGATGCGGATGACACCGGTTAAGGCTTGAAAGGATTCCGAGGCGATAGAGTGAATAAATCTATAATGATAAAAGGTAGACCCATTTGTTATGGATGCGACAAAAGAGACTGCGCCGGTGGTTGCAAAAAGGCTTTAATCAAAAGAGCTCATGCAAAATCCCGGAATTACAGTAAAGCACTAATAAGACAAGAACTTGACGATTATATGAATGAGGCAGTATGAGTAAAAGAAAATTGACCCATAAAAAGGAAAATAGATGAACATTGCTAAATGGTCAAGCCCTAAAGATATAGAAGGAATAATAGACGATTATTTTGCTAAAACACCTGATGAAGAAATAACTTTATCGGGATTATGTATTGCCCTTGATTCAAACAAGCAGACATTAGCTAACTATCAAGAAAAAGAAGACTTTAAGCATATAATAACAATGGCTAAAATGCGGATCGAGAACGCATACGAAAGAAGCTTGCGCAAGAACGGCAGAAGTGGCGACATATTTGCACTAAAGAACTTCGGTTGGGAAGACAGACCTAAAAAGCAAGAAACAGACGACACCTCAAACGACTTATCAATATTACAGCAGGCATTAGGCATTGATACAACAAATTAGCGATAAAAGCAAACAGGCTTTCAAATCAAGCGGGTTCCTTACAGTCTATGAAGGTGCGGTTCGTTCTGCTAAGACTTTCACGTCTCTATTACAGTGGTACAAATACGTCTTAATGTCTCCGGAAAAGACTTTTTTGATGTCTGGAAATACTCTTGGTTCTATAAGCCGCAACTGTCTATACGGAGACTTCGGATTTATCGCTATTACAGGAAACAAAGCAAAACCGAAAACAGACACCGACGGCTCAAAGTATTTACAGCTAAAAGATAAGCGGATATATTACTGCGGAGCTGACAATAAAGCGTCATTCAAAAAGATCCGTGGTTTAACGATTGGCGGATGGTATGCTGACGAAATAAATCTTCATGATCGCGACTTTATCGAGACAGCATTAGCGCGGTCCTTTGCATCAGTGGACCGACAGAATATATGGACGTTGAACCCGGACCGCCCCGGGCATTACATTTACACTGACTATATTGACAAGTACAGAGACGCGCAGATTCCGGGATATAATTACTTTCATTTTACGATGGAAGACAACCCGGCGATAACACCAGAAAGACTAAACGAGATACGCGCTCAATATACGGGCGTGTTTTATCAAAGATATGTGCTTGGTCTACGTGTTGCTGCCGAAGGTGCGTGTTATCCGTCATTTACAGACGCAAACATCATTGACAATCTTCCGGAAGAAAGAATATTGTTTTCTGTTCTTGGTTCTGACATCGGAGGTAATAAATCGGCTACAGCCTTTGCATTAGTAGGGTATTATCTTAAAGATAAGAAGATGCACGCTGTACTGATTGATGAAGTATATGATATTGAAAACAAGAACACCGATACTATATTAAGTAAATGGCGAACGTTCGCAAGCAACGTAAAAAACAAATATAATTGCTATGACTGCTACACTGATAGCGCGGAGCAGTTAATACTCAAATCAATGCGTGATGCCGGAATAATGAATGTTCATAACTCGCTTAAAAAGCCAGTGATTGACCGCATAAGATTTTTAGATATGGCATTTGCTAACAAGCGGTTTTACGTACTGAAGCACTGCGCTAAAACAATAGACGCTATAAGATCGGCGGTATATGACAGTAAAAGTCAGGAAGAGAAAAGACTCGACGATGGAACAACAAACATCGACTCGCTTGATGCTATGGAATACGCCTTTGAAAAACACATGGGGGATTTTATATGATACTCAAATCAATCTGGAATTTCATTACAGGGCGTAAACTCCCTCAGGATATTGTTATGTCAGACGAGCTTATAAACAAGTGGCTTGACATTTACCACGGAAAATCCGAATGGATTAAGTATTCTTACCCGTCATTGACAGGGCGAAAGATAGAACGCAGACGCAAATCTTTAAACGCGGCAAAGCTTATATGCTCAGAATTGTCGCGCCTTGTGTGGTCGGAAATGCCGGAAATGAATATTGACGACGACATCGAAAAGTTCCTCGAAGAAAATAACTTTGAGAATAAAATGGTGCAGTTTACAGAATACGGAGCGGCGGGCGGTGGTTATGCGTTAAAGCTTTACAGTAAAGACATGAAGCTTAAACTTGACTATGTACCAGCTAATATGTTTATTCCGGTTACGTGGGATAACAAACGTATAGCGGAAGCAGACTTTATCAGCCGTGAAATAATAAACGAGAAATCATATCTTAAAAAAGAAAAGCATCGCAAGACCGAAACCGGATATATTATCGACGTTGAAATATACGACGACAGCTCTGAAGGAAGCTATAAACGCGTTCAATCTTTAGAGCCTGAATCAGTTGAAATCACAGTATCAAGACCATTGTTTGTCTATATCTCAAACCCGGAAGCAAACAATCTTTCTTTATTTTCACCGCTTGGAATATCATTATACGCTAATGCAGTTGATACACTTGAAGCCCTTGATATTGCCTTTGACGCATTAGTGCAAGAGATTGTTCTCGGTCGCAAACGCATTATAGTTCCGGCAAGCGCAACACGTCTATTCGTTGACACTGAGACAGGAAAGCGTGTACGATACTTTGACCCATCAGACGAAATCTTCCAGGCGTTCAACCCCGAAGACGCTCAAAATATCAAGATCACAGACAACACCGTAGAATTGAGAATTGAAGAACTAAGACTTGCAGTTCAGACTCTACTTGATGTTCTTGCAACGCAGACGGGGTTCAGCGCGGGTATGTTCTCTTTTGACGGCGTTAGCATGAAGACCGCGACTGAAGTAATAAGCGAAAACTCAAAGACATTTAAACTTAAGCAGTCTTTTGAGAATCAGATAAAATGCGGCGTGCTTGACTTGCTTGAGACCATAAGGGAGATCGGAGGTCTTTACGGCATAAATACGTCTACTGAAGAATACAGTATGATATTTAATGACGCCGTGATCGAGGACCGCAACAGCAAGACTAGTTATTGGCTGCAGAGATACTCCCAAGGTACAGCGACACTCAAGACGGTCCTTGAAGAGCTTGACGGGATGACTGAAGAAGAAGCTGAAGAGGAAGCGCAAAAGATCAAAGATCAGAATGCTACTATTGACAGCAGTTTCGTAGGTATATGACAGCAGCCGCGATGTTATTTGAAATGGAGACGGAAATCATACATAATATGATACGTCTTTTAGAACGTGGATCGGTCGACTCTGCAATATGGCAAGCCGAACGACTGACAGAACTTGGTTTGCTTAAAGCACGGAATAGAAAGATCACAGAACGAGAACTGCCAAAGATAATTGAACAGGCAAAGAATGAAATAAAAGCGGCTGGCTATTCAGCCGCAAATAGAATTGACTGGCTTGCATCAGACAATAAGATTAAAGACGCTTTGCCGGTATCAGCAAGTCCGAGACTACGTGAAGTTATCGGAACATGGGAAAATCAGACCATGAACCAAATGAACAATCTCGGGATGACATTGATTAAGCAGTCTGAAAGATTATACATTGACACTATACACAAGGCTACTGCGGCAAGGCTATCAGGCGTTACGACATCACGGGAAGCAATAGCTAAAGCAAGCTCGGAATGGCGCGCAAAAGGTCTCCCGGCGTTAGTAGACAAAGCCGGACGGCAATGGTCGTCTGAAGCATACGCACAGGTTGTTGTAAGATCAAACGTTCGCCAAGTATCGACAGAAACAGCCGCGGAAAGATGTACAGAATTAGAGATAGATCTTGTGGAAGTATCGAGTCATTTAGGTGCGCGTCCTTTATGTGAACCGTATCAAGGCAAAGTCTACAGTCTACACGGCAAGACAAAAGGCTATCCGCTATTATATCAAGATACAAGTTACGGAGACCCTGCGGGGCTTTTCGGCTGTAATTGCAGACATACGTTTTATCCGTATCAGCCCGGGACGGAAAAGACATATAATCCTTACCCGAAAAAAGAAAACGACAAGGTTTATGAATTATCTCAGCAGCAGAGAAAGCTTGAAAGAAGCATAAGACAAGCGAAACGGGAAGAGAATCCCGAAAAGGTCAAAGAATATCAATCTCAGTTACGTACTCTTGTTAAAGATAATGACTTAACAAGACAGTACGCAAGAGAACAAATATTTTAAGGAGTATCAATGAAAAGAAAAGGAGCACGCAAAAGAGAAATCCCGACAGCAGTAATCAAAGAGGTTGTTTTCGGCTTTTTGGCTGAGACAATTAGAATGCCGTTTGCAAAGCGGTTAAAGTTTGCAATTAAAATTATGAGAGGCAAAATATGAGCGAAGAACAGACGCAGACAGAACAGACAGTACAGGCACCAGTTGAACAGGTACAGCCAGAACAGCCGAAATACACAGATAAACAGCTAAATGACCTTATAGCTAAGAACAGCGGAAAAGAACTTAAAAAGACGCTTGAGGCTTACGGGCTTAAATCGCCTGAAGAAATAGCTGAACTTGTTAAGCTTAAGCAGTCGCAAATGTCAGACGCAGAAAAGACAGCCGCAAGGATTGCAGAGCTTGAAGCATCGTATAAGTCAGCACAGGAAAAAGCAGACGCTGCAGAGGCAAAAGTTGAGGCTATTGCTAAAGGCGTTCCGGCAGAAAAGGCGGCTAAAGTCGTAAAGCTTGCCATGTCCGGAGACTACGAAGGAGACAGCATTGCTGACAAGATAGGGAAAGTTCTAGCTGAATTTCCTGAGTTTATCGCAAAACAGGGCGGCGCGGACTTTGGCGGGCAGACTAATGGGCAGACACCTAACGCAGATGACGAACTCAGAAAGAAAATGCGAGCTGTTGCCAGAATATAAAATAGTACTTGACAAATGTTTAGTATTGTAGTATATTGACTAAAACTCGCTATCATTTCCGCTCGTTCGGGAGCTAATCCGAAGTAAAAGGGCTTGAACTTTAAATCAAGGTAATAACCAAAACTAAGATTAAGGACAGGCTCTTTTTTTATGCCTGTCGAAGGACAAAAACAAATGGCAAACACAGTAACAAAAGCCGTTTTGTATACCGAAATTCTTGACGGTGTGCTTGCGGCTGGTCTCACTTCCGCGCCATTGACAGCAGATGAAAATCGTGTCAGATATTCAGGCGGCGGAACAGTAGAGATCGCAAAACTATCGACTTCGGGATTCGGAGATTATTCAAGGTCTTCAGGTTATCCGGACGGATCTGCGACTCTTGCATGGGAAGCGCATACTATCAGCATGGACCGAGGCGTTAAATTCACAGTTGACGTTATGGATCAGGATGAGACTATGCAGGCACTTTCTGCGACTAACCTTATCTCGGAATTTACAAGAACTCAGTCAATTCCGGAAGTAGACTCTTACAGATATTCTAAAATCTTTCAGAATATCGTTAATGATTCGACTGCTAGATTCGAGTATTACACACTTGATGTGTCAACCGTACTCGGGAAACTTCAGGGTAATATTGCTGACATTCAGGATGTCATCGGCGAACAGGAACCTCTTATTTGCTTTATCTCTGGCGAAGCGTTTAAGTATCTCACCCAGTCGTCTCAGCTTTCTAAACAGCTTGGTGTGCAGAACGTAACCGGCGCGAATGGAATAACCACTAAGATTTATGACGTTGACGGTGTTCAGATCGTTCCAGTTCCTTCCGCACGTATGAAAACAGAATACGCATTCAGTGCAACTAATGGATACTCGGTTAAACCGTGGGCTATGACTATGAACTGGATCGTCATGGCGAAATCTGCGGCTGTTGCTTTCACTAAGCACAACAAACTTAAAGTATTCGGTGCAGATGTCAATCAGACTGCCGACGGCGAACTCATTCAGGCTAGAATGTCTCATGACCTATGGGTATATGAGAACAAACACAACGGAATATTTATCTCATTGAAAACCGCAACTATCGCAGGTTTCTCGGCGGCTGAACTTTCAACAACCAGTGCGACTAACGTAACTTACACTATCGCGACTTACGCAAGCAAAGACACTGGTCATAAGTTTTATTACTACGATAACGGCAAAACAACAGACTTTACAGCTCCAACAGCTTACTCAGTTTTTGACACTACTGGATATGTTGAAATTGTTTCAGCAACTGCAGTTTCAGACATTGTAACTTCAGGCTATTATGGTGCGCTTGTCGAACTTGACGAGAACGGGCGCGCAGTAAGATTCGAATCAATTCAGGCAACGGCTTAATCCATGGCGAAGTCGATTCTTGACAGACTAAAAGAAGGTGATTTTCTCACTGCGGATTATGTTCGCACTTATGGGCTGATAGAGTAGGCTTCGTTTAATCGACTATTTGAATTAGAACCTAGATTGAGCATGTCCGCTAATGACGCGGGCGTGCTTTAAATTATTACTATGAGTCAGCGAGGACTACATAATGCCATACGCAGACATTACTTTTTATCGCGATACATACGCCGGATCGGCAGTAAGCGATGATACCGAACTGAAAAGATTATTGACTAAAGCGTCAAACGATATTGATTTAATATGCAATTATAATTTTACTTTTTCGGAACTTGACGCAACAGATCAAAACTTTGTTAAGATGGCAAACTGCGCGCAGGCTGAGTCATATGCTGTACGCGGTGAAGATGACCAAGACTTTCAGAATATATCTTTAGGTGCTTTTTCAATTTCCGGCGGTGGCAAGAAAAATCAAAATTCATACGTTTGTGATAACGCGCTTAAATATCTATATATGACATCATTCTATACCGGAGCTATTATAGTATGCGGCAAATCCCGAAGATTGTACTAATACATTCCGGAACGCATTACAGCGTTACTAAAGACGAGTACGGCAACGATACTATCACAGCATCCGCACCGTTAAGCGCGATTAGATGCGAACCGGTAAAGTCTTCGGCTCTAAAGGCTCTCGGAGAGATGAAAGATGATGTATTAACTTTATACTTTGACTGCGTAAATTCATCGCCGAAAGGGCAGACGTTTAACAAATACGATAAGATAACTTTTAACAGTCAGTCGTATGAGATAAGAGAAGTAAAAGATTTTTCGCCTCATCATTACGAGGTTTACTTGAAATGAGCGTGATATTCGACACTGGGAAATGTCATAAAAGATTAAGCGGAAATATTGAGAAAGCGCAACGGGCACTTGATGCGCAAGTAATTAAAGACTCAAACTATTATGTTCCGTTTATAACAGGAGACTTGCGCGACTCTTCGGACGCGACAAAGATTGGAAGCGGTGTGATTGAATGGAAAATCAAATATGCAAGAAAGCAGTATTATGACGCGCCGATGAAAACATTAACATATAATCCTAACGCAAGACAGAAATGGTTTGAAGTCGCTAAGGCATTAAAGAAAAAGGAATGGGTAGAGCTGGCAAATGCTGAATATAATAAGTGAAGTAAACGCGTGGTTAAAGACGAGAACTACTCCTTACGCGCCGATTGTTCAGAACGCATGGAGCGGTATCAGTGAGGAAATAATGACTCGGACTGACCCGTCATCAATAGAAACAAGATACTTCGACGGTACGCGTGTTGGAACTCTAAACTTTTCTTATTATGCTAAAAGCAAAAATCAGCAAACAGCAAGAAATCAATTAGAAACGATTATTAACGTTCTGGATTTACAGAATGTCGATATAACAGACGCTTTAATGATAGCGAACTGCGAAGCGTTGACAGTTCCGGTGTACGTAGAAAAGACAACAGCATCGGAACACATTTGGACGGCGAGTTTTAAATTAGAATACATTAACAAGGAGGCATAGAAATATGTCAAAAATTTTTGAGCTGAATTATCAGAGTTTGTACGAAATAAACACAACTCCTGAAGCATCAACAGCAACATGGTCAAGAATCGGGGCAGGTATCACAAGTGCCGATCCGTCAAACAACGAGTCTAAAGACCAGACAAATTATCTCGACGGCGACGGCTATGCAGAGTCGGAAATTATCGGCGCACAGTTTACGCTCGCATTCTCAGGGCACAGAGTTCACGGCGACGCGGCTCAGGACTGGATCGCATCAATCGAACATGAACTCGGCGACAACAGAAAGACGCAGTTTAGATACACCGACATGAAAGGCAACCGGAAAACAGGTAACTGTACAGTAGTTGACGTTGACTTCGGTGGCGGTGACGCGGCAAGCAAGAAAGAAATATCTTTCGGTATTGACGTAAACGGCAAGCCGACAGTAACACCGGCAACAGCAGCAACAGACCTTGAGGCAACAGTAGCACCGGGCACAGTAGCAGGTACAACTTCATTTACAGCAACAGTAACATCCGGAAGCGGAAACTCTCTCGCGTATAAACTCAAATCAGCGACTCAGGGCACTGTTTACGGCGGTTCTTATGCTGAAAATTATATCGCTTATACTACAGGCGCAGACATCGCAGCAACAGCCGGGCAGTATCTCTGCATGTATGAGCTAAGCCCGTATAAACACGTAGTTAAGTACGATGAAGTATTGCTCACATCTGCTGATATTAAATCATAAAATTAAACTAAAAAGGAGTAGTTTATGGCAAATTTTGTTTTCAGGTCAACGAGTTTTCCGTTTGTAATTTCAAGAGAGGACGGCACAGAAATCAAGTCATATAAAATTGACGTTGGTTCTGAAAAGTTCTTTCGTGAAATTATGGATAAGGGAAACGCCGTTGTCAAAAATCTTGAAAACTTTGAAGGTACTAATCTTGACGAAGCAAAAGCAAACATCAAGCAGTATGTAGATTTTACGCTCGGCGACGGTGCGTTTGATTATCTGTATATCGCGTTTGAGCAGAATATCTTTTGCATGATAGAACTGACAAAGTGCATTACAGAAGAAATCAGAAACAAGTGGGATGAGAGGCTTAAGGCATATGCCTAAGTTTAACGTCATAATAGATAAGCCGGAAAAATATTCCGGCATTATCGTCAATACTGATTTTAAGACAGTACTTAAATTTTTTCGCGTGCTTGAAGCTCAAGACTTGAATGAAGAAGAAAAAACACGTCTGACAATAAAGTTATTTTTTAACGGTAAAATCCCACACGTTGAAAATCTTTGGGAAGAAATCGAAACATTTATATGTTATGATTCGCAAAAAGGTGAGAAATCTTCAGGCGCGAAAGTGTTTGATTATAACGCCGACCACGGGCGTATTTTCGCGGCTTTTTGGGAAACATACAATATAGACTTACGCAACACTGATATGCACTGGTTCGTATTCCGTGAGTTATTTGATGCGATACCTGAAAAGACTAAACTCATGCAGGTTATCGACATTCGCGGAAAGAAATTCAAAAAAGAAGATTCCGCAGAATATAAAAAACAGATAATGAAACTTAAAAACATATACAGGCTCGACACCGGCGATAATATAGCCGACGCGCTCGACAGGTGGTAAGATGGCAGACGGCAGTATA